CGGAATTTTAATTTTCGTTTCGCCGGTAAAACAGAAAATACCGCCGCTGTTGGAAGCATAGCCAGCCAGAAGGCCACCAAAGAGGCCGCTGCCCCCGCTGGTTTTCTGGGTAGCCGTGGTAGTTCCCTGACCGGAAACACCTGCAAGGGCGCTGTTGGTGGCACCATTGAGCCCCAAAGAAGCGTTCCAAAGGTTGAGGGCGGGCTGCTGGGCTGCTTCCTGGGCAGCTGCACCCGTGCTGATTCCAGCATTGGCTCCGCTCATTTGCTGGCCATACAGCTGGCTGAGAAGGCCGATATTGCTGGTGTAGGCGTTGGCCATGGCCTGAGAAGCAGCATCGTTGATGTCTGCAATCCCCTTATTGGTCACGCTGGAATTTAATACACCGTTTGCGCCCAGAGTGTTGAGCATGTTCCCCATGGAGGAATTGACTCCCTGCTGGATTTGGTTCTGCATATTCTGGGTATAGGCTGTAGGCAGCTGGCCATTAATCAGGCCCTGTACACCCTGCTGCGCGTTGGCAATCTGTCCCTGGGCGTTCTGATTCAGGCTGTTAAAGTCAACCTGGGTGGAACCGATGGAGTCCTGTAAAATGCTTCTGGCCACATTGTTCAGCCACAATGCGTTGGGGGAAACAGCTTCGGAATAGTCCGCCGCCTGGCGTTGTAGCCGTCTTTCTTCTGGTGTCGGCGTGTAGCTCTGGACCGTAGTGTGGCTGGAGCCTTTTTTGTGGAGCTGTAAAACTAAATCAAACATTCTTTTATCACTCGCTTTCCCTGGAAAGGTTTGGAGCTTCGTGGCTCATGTACTCCGTTACCCAGTAATCAGGACGGTGGGAAATCTCATTGATTCCCTTGAAGGTAATCACCACATATCTGTCCAGCTTATCTTTACAGATGTATCTTTCCTGTCCATTGATGTGCTGTTCCTTGATAATTTTCCATCCCCAAAAACGGATATACGGTCTGATTTTCCGGGTGCAGATGGTGCTGATACATTTCAGGCCATTCTGACGGCAGTACAGTTCTGCCAGGTCCCGCCAGAATTTAGCATCTCCGCAAAGGTCATAGATGACAAAGATGCCCGTTTCCCGTTCCGGCTTCATAATACAGATCCCGCGGTCCTCCAGAAAGTTGAGGGTAAAGCCAGGAGGAACAGATACATAGTCCCCCGTCTTTTGTTTGTATAGAGCCATCCATTCTTCAAATGTCCTTGCGTTCGCTCTCGTGATTTTCTTCTTTTCTGATTCCATCCGTTTCTTTTCCTCCTTCCGCAGGCGACTGCTTCTCTCTGCCGCCCGGTTTCTTTTGCACCGGTGGAGGCGGTGCAGGAACTTTTTCATCGGTTTCCCAGGTGTCTGGGATTCCATCCTCGTCCTTGTCCACCAGGGCTTTCCCCAACACACAGAACGTGCCGACAACGGCCACTCCGAAATAAGTCCCCGCGAACTGGTTGACCGCAGCGTAGTTGACTTTCCCAGTCACCCAGAATTCCAGCAGGAGCCCAACTAAATAGAGGCTTCCCACACTGATGAAGATTCCCGCATAAAGAAGCAGGAACAGCCTGGGGAGCCCTGTAATTTTCATTTTGGTTACGCCTCTATTGAGCGTCCGGATCCATTTGCTTATTCTGTCCATGATTCAATTTTCTCCGGCATAAAGATTGATAAAATCAATCGCAACATTCCCGTTTGTCTCAATCCCCAGAACAGAATCCCGGCATACGGAAAAGCAGTGTACTACCCGGCGCTTTCTTCCCACAGGAAATATTACTTCTTTATTCGCCCATTTCAGGTGAAGCTTCCCGGATCCAGTCACACCAACATCAAACTTCCTTGTGATAATGCTTGTGGAGGACGAAAGTTGACGTGTGACGAGTTTTTGCTCAATGGGAGTACCGTTATCTGTCGTGTACCGTTTCGCCCATCTATATAGCGATTTTCCGCCTGCTATGATGATTCCGTCCTGTGTATCTGCCATGTCCTTTATGTCCAGGGGAAAACTCAGCTCCACACAGGCGCCCATATCATACTGGAGACAGTACAGGCTGCCGGTGTTGGCCTTTGTGTCCGGTTGGATAATCAGCTGCCGTTTGCGGACAAGGTTGTACAGCCTTGGCTGGTTCACTTCTTTTTCCAGGTTCCGGTTAAACTTCCTTCCCAATTCGTTGATGGTGAAGTTCCCATAGTTCTGAACAGCTTCCAGAGTCCGCAGACCCTTATTAGTGCAGAAAGCTATGCTGCTTCCCAGTACAATGATCCCGTCCGCGGTCAGCACGTCCGAATTATCTCCAGCAAGTGAAGTGTTCCAGCTGGTGTAGAATCCGTTGGTATCGTAGACCTTTCCGTTGCTCTTGAAGGTGGCAATATCCCCGCTGATGGGAAGAACTTTGAAAATGTCGCCGTCGTCCTTATAGCCGACTTCCAACCACTTGGAGGAACTATCAGAGTCGGTATCTTCTGTCCACCCGGTTTCATATGGATCACCGGTTGCAGAGTAGTAAATGTTGTCGTCCCCCATACAGGAAATGACCAGCCTGGATTGGCTTTCCCAAACATAGTCACAGTTATAAGAGGCGGCAACAGTTGTTACCGTATGAGCGGAAGGGTCATAATACTGGAGCTTTCCCCCGCTTGCGATGAACACCTTGCCATCAAACCGACAATAGTTCGGCTTCCTTGTTCCGGTCAGCGTTCCCACCTGGTTGTGCAGGGTATCCAGATTTTCCTCCCAGATGCTTCCATCGGTCAGACACACAAGGAACTGGTTCAGTCCATTGTTGTAGAACACGGAAAGGATTTCCTTGTCATAGGTAACAAGTGGGGCCGAAGTACCACCCCGTGTTACCAGCCTGTTGAAGTCATATTCAAAATTCTCAATAACCTGGTATTCGTTTTCCTGTAGTTGCTGAGGGGGAACAGCAGTATTTATGCCACCGGTAAAATCGGAGCAAGAAAGAATACTGATATTCTTTTTCTCCATAGCCGCCATATCTTTCGCCACCTTCTCCCGTCATTCTCCTCTTGTTTTCATCTTTAACACTTCTGCGTGTTTGGAGTTCATCACTCCGTTTTCTGCTAGCTTTTCATAGACTTGATAGACCTCCTCGAACCTTCTTTTTTCTCCATCAGTAGGCGGATGCTTTTGAAACTGAAGATACATATCATCCAGGCTGGCCATAAGCATTAGCTGCATGCCTTTTCGAATGGCCTTTAGGCCACTAAAATAAGCGTATGCGTATCCGCTTACGCTACCAATAGCTATTCCGACTATGACATTAACAACATTAACAAGAATATCTTCCATCATTTCACTCTTTCATCCTTACGTTTAATTGTGTTGCCCATAGTTTTCATCTTCTGAAATTCACCTGAAAGGTTGTGATCTTTTTGCGATTGCCAAACGGATTCGGAACAGTTTATAAATTATCCGGGAATAGGCGGAGACCTTTTGTTGTCAAAAAGACAATATCTGGTAAGCAAAAACCTCTTGGATATTTTGAGACTCATGACGCAGCCCTCACTTTTTTGCTCAAGATAAATCACGAGCCTCATGGGCTCACAGCGACTTTTGCCGACATCTACCAGCAATGGCGGGTGGCCAAATGGCCGACCATCTCAAGATCCAGCCAGCAAGCCTACGACATCTCTTATAGGCATCTCTCCAGGCTGCATGACAAAACCATGAGCCGGTTAAAATATCTGGACCTGCAGGCCGCCATGGACGACGTAAGACGGGTGGCAGGGTACAGCACCCAGAAAAAGTGCCGGGTACTGATGAGCCAGCTGTATCAGTACGCCATCAAGCGGGAGATGGCCAGCACTGACTACTCCCGCTATGTAGAGATTGACCGCCACCACGTGGTCTACAAAAAGCGTCCGTTTACCACCCGGGAGATCAACCGGCTCTGGCGATCCTCCGAAAGTGATGTTGTCCAGGACATCCTGATCTTAATCTACACGGGGCTCCGGATTGGGGAGTACCTGGCTCTGCGGCCCCAGGACATCAAACTCCGTGAGCGTTACCTGGACATCCGGCACAGCAAGACGGCGGCAGGGATCCGACGAGTGCCGATAGCCAGGCGAATCCTGCCGTTTTTAGAGGCCCGGAAGGCCCGGCGGTACATCTGCCAGTCACCGACGTATGACAGCTTCCGGCGGCGATTTGACGCCGTCCTCAAGCAGCTGTCGATGCACCATAGCCCCCACGAGTGCCGCCATACCCTGGCCTCCATGCTGGACTCCGCCGGGGTCAACGACACTGTAATCAAAATGATTTTAGGTCACGCCAGGAGAGGCGTCACAAAGGCCGTCTACACGCATAAAACCTTGCGGGAGCTCCGAAAAGCGGTCGATATTTTGTGAGTAACGTGGTGTTAGATGCCCTGGCATGATGCCATGGGCTGGCTTATAGACTGCGCTAGCGGGTGTTTGGCTTGTGCTTAACGGTGGGATTTTTTCGGTCTGTCAAGGGGATAAAATGGTGTCGTCTTATTCCGAAGTTGTAGTCCTTTTTGACCACCGATGAATTGCCGCACGTATCTGCCAAGGCGGCTTATTCTGCTATGGGCACACCACTGGTGGTCGGCGATGCCGATGGCACCGGCCCCGATGTGCTAGCATTTCCCATAACCGGCTTCACGAAGCATTCTGTTGGGGGAAACGTAGTAACCAGCTTTGGTGGCGATAAGGCCCACGAAAATACGCCTCTTTCCATCGCTGCATATGGATGGAAACGAACTGGTTAAGGCCCCCCCACCGATGAGTTGCCGAAGATTAAAGGCGATGCCCAGTTCCGGTTGCTAAACGGAAGCAGCAATATTGTGGGTGATTTAAATGATGACCCAAAGCAATCTGGAGCCTTTTCGTATAACCCGTCTGCTGGCCGCATATGGAGCGGCACTATGCAAGTTGGACCATCGTCCACCCGCAATACGGACGTACTACACCTTGAATTCGGGAACAACGTACCCCACAACAACTTGCCCCCATCCATCGCTTGTTATGGCTGGCGTAGGACCGCTTAAGCCGTGCGTTTCCAGCAGTATGCCGCTACAGATGGTTGGATGTTGTTGTGAGGAGCATCTTTACCAAACGACAGTTTTGCCGTATGGTAAGTGGTCCAGGATTCGCTGTGGTCACCTTCAAAAGCATAAGTTCGTCCTTGTTCTGGGTCTTGGTACGAAAAAACGCCGGTTGCATAACGCTCAAAAATCCCTCCGTTTTCTCCGTTCCGGCTTCCGATTGTGCCAGAGATAGATGGCAACTCATCGGTGGGTGAGAGGATGTTTCCGTTCGCCGTATTTCTGGCCTGCCGTATACGTAAAGCTGCCATAATCATCGGTGCCACTGCCCTGTGCAATCAGCGTGTAGCCAGCTGGTAGTGCTTCCCACGTGCCAAAGCCCAGGATGGCGTTGGGGTTGCGGGAGTCGGTCAGCGATGTGTAGATGCTGCCGACAGGAAAAACCTTTTGCAGGGCGGAGGTGATGCCAGCGTTGACCGTGGTCGTGATGAGCGTCTTGAGGGCGGCGATGTCGATAGTCTGCCCCTTGTCGTCGCTCGTCGCAGCCGTGGCGTGGGCCACGTTGTTGACCTTGGCCGTGGTTTTGGTGGCGTCCTTATGGATAAAAGTTATCGTATCGTTTGATACGGTGGTGGACATGACCGCTCCGGCCAGCTCGGTCTTGGTGTAGTAACTGGACAGGTCTACCGTCCCGCTCTGGTCATCCCACCCGCTGCCGTTGTAGACCAGGTTATCCCCAGCCTTAATAGCCGTGCCGTTGGCATCAGTGCCCCCTGCCGTCTTGACGTTGTACATGTCCCCGGTGCTGAGACCGGTCGTCGGCAAGGCGGAGTAGCTGGCCACGGAGCCCTTGTACTTGACCGCACTGGTCAGCGCCTGCAAACCGCTGTTGACCTGGCTCTGGATGTTTTGACAGCTGGCCAGGGCCGTCTTGGCGTTGGTCTCATGGGTAGCTGCCGTGGATGCAGAGCTTGCTGCGGCGCTGGCGGATGATGCTGCTGCCGTCTGGCTGTTTTTAGCAGCCGTTGCGGACGTGCTGGCAGCACTGGCGCTGTTGGCGGAGGCCGTAGCGCTTGTACTGGCATTAGTTGCCTCGGCAGAGGCCGTGGAGGCAGAGCTTGCCGCACTGGATGCGCTGCTGGCCGCTGCTGTTGCCTGGTCCTTGCTGTACAGAGCCCAGGTCTTAGAGGATTGCGTCTTGCCCGTGGAGCTGTCTGTGTCGGTTGCTCCGTCAGGGGACTCCGTGGAAGTTGCCCATGCTTTCGCTGTAGTGCTTTCGTTACTAGCAGCCGTAGCGCTGGCCGCTGCGTTCGTTTCAGAGGTTTTTGCTGCCGTTGCTGACGTACTCGCCGCTGTTTCACTGAGCTTGGCATTACTGGCAGAGGTGGCCACCGCGCTTGCAGAACTGGCAGCCGCCGTAGCACTGGAAGCCGCGTTTGTTTCTGAGGTTTTAGCATTTGTTTCCGAAGCACTAGCCGCAGTCTCGGAAGCCTTAGCGTTTTTCTCACTTGTTGCCGCAGCTGTGGCGCTGGAGGTGGCATTTGTCTCGGACGTTTTCGCATTGGTCTCGGAGGTGCTGGTAGCTTTCTGAGAGGCAAGAGCCGCCGTTTCGGAAGCCTTGGCGTTGATTTCGCTGGTTGCCGCTGCCGTTGCGCTGTTAGCTGCTGCCGTAGCAGAATTAGCCGAACTGGTGGCGGAATTGGCTGCGTTCGTAGCACTTGTGGACGCATTGGTTTCAGAAGTTTTCGCTGCCGCCTGGGATGCTGCTGCCGCGGTCTGCGAAGCCTGAGTTTTTTTCCCCGCTTTCTGAATTTCTTCATAGATGTTGTCATACTGGTTCGGAGTGCTGTCCTGGGGGATTTCATTGGTTGTCAGGCCGCTTTGCCCCACTCTAATGTCCAGGCTGTTGACGGTAATGGTTTTCACCGTGGTCCCGTCACTCTCTGTTTTCTGACCAAATACATTGACGTTAAAAGTCCCTTCTCCCTTTAGAACTTCCCACGGAATGATACAGTTGCCGTTGTTGTCGATTTCCTCATTGAAAAAGAGCGGCTTACCGTCTGTGATAAGGTCGCTCTCTGTTCGTTTGAACTGTGCTGTTTTATTGGTCCCGTCCCAGTCCTCTGTGAACTGGAAGTTTGCCTGAAGGTATCCGCTGGAATCAGCTACCACAGGATCACGGGATAACAGATACAAGGTCTGATACTTCACATAGAATTTTAGAATCAAGTCGTTTCACCCTCCTTCTTCAAATCCCGCTTACATCAAAAACGATAAAACAGGTCGGATTTGCTGTCCACGTAGACCCTGCCGCCGTTGACTGCATCATGCAGGGTCTCCAGGTCGTTGGCCACGTAGTCCAGCCAGCCGGTGCCCTCGGAGTTGGCCAGAGGGGTCTTTTTACCAAAGGCTCCGTCCTGGATGATGCTGTCGTTGGCATCTCTCAGCTCCGGGTGCTGGTATGCTTGTCGTTTCATTTCTCCACCTCCTTGGGCGGGTCGTAGACCAGGGCTCCGTCACGGAGGACGTAGTCGTGAGGATTGTCAACCATTTTCTCGCTGCCCAAAACGGTAGTACCATCCACTGGCCCCGGCATTTGGTCAGCAAACCCGTAGCATCGTTTGGTCTTATCGTCGATTAAGTAGTAAAGCATCATTTCACCCCTATAATCCAGTAGGCCACCCAGTGGTCTTTAACGTTGTTATCGCAGTAGTATGTACGGCTACCATACGCGCTTTTTAAAGTGTCGTTGTTGCTAAAGCTGTTGGTGTCAGTGGTTGATGTCACTTGATACGGTTGGTCCCACTTGCGCCAAACGCCGTCACGTTCAACCCCCCCTTGCGTATAGCACCCCCAGATGCATTGACTCTCTGTATACCCGGCAGGGAGTGGCACGGTGACACACCCGTTATTAACATCATCATCGGCCCATAAAACCCCACGCATGATAGTGACTGCTCTCACGTTGTACCCATTAATACGGATTTTGTTGCCGTCGATTGTCCCTGATTTCAAGGTTGCTCCCGTGATATTTCCGCTGTCGTCCACGGTAAAGCTCCCGGAGCTGTTTTTAAAATTCGTCCCGACAATCTGCGTGCCCGTGATGGTGCCGCCTTTTAAAGAACCCACATTGGCACTGATAGCGCTTAAGCTGTCCACTTTGATTTTTCCAGCGGTTACTGCTCCAGCAGCTATGTTTTCTGCCAGGACAGCGCTTGCTCCGATTTTCCCGGCTGTAACGGCGTTGGCTGCAATCTTTTCCGTAGTAATTGCCCCGGCCAGAATCTTGTCTGCGTTGACAGCATTGGTAGCAATCTTTTCCGCTTTGACCGCTCCATCCTGAATCCAGTCAGAACCAACTACCTTGGTAACGTCAGCATTGACCGCTTCGGACCATTCCCCATTCCCGAAGCAGTCATAATAGCGGTATTTGAAGTCGTAATTGCCTTCAAGAATCCCGATTTGAAATACACTGTTCTCAGTATAGAAAGAATGTTCATCATTCGTACTTGTATTGGTTGCAAGGATTTCCATGCCCGTACAGTTTACCGGCAAGGAGGCCATGTGAACATTGAATCCCTGGAACAGGTTTTCAATCGTTGGGGCCGTAGGTGCTGCCGGCTGTGCCAGTTCATACTGGTGTGTCATTGAAGAACCATAGGTGCCAAAGACGGACCGTGCAAAAAGATAGGCGGTGCCGGACCGTTCACTGGGTACAGCATCAGACGTAAGGGCGCTGGTGCTGTCCAGCATCCCTTTATACTTCCCTGCGTCCGTGTTTTCCCGTAGTTCGTAGCCGTCAAAATAATCCTGCGTGTTGACTGCCGTCCACTGCCAGTGTGGTGTCCCGCCTTCCCATGTAACGGTGAACTGATCCGGAGCGGTAGGAAGGTGGCTGGAACCCTGTACGGTTATATCTGCCATTGGAGCTGCATCGAAATCACAGCTAATACCAAACTTATTAATGGCTACCACCTTAATGGTGTAGGTAGTTCCTGCTGTCAGTTTCTTTACGGTATAGGTTACTCCGTTGGCGTTCCCTGCATATTGATATTGGCCGGTAGTTCCGGCCTTGTACCATACGGACGCGCCACTATAGCCGGTCACTGTTCCCTTCTCCCAGGTAACGTATACATCGTTCTCCGGGTAGCCTAAATCATCGGTCACATGTTCTTCCAAAAGGGTAATGCCTGTAGCTTGTCCATAGGCCGTTGAGGTGTTTTCAATGGCCTCTGATACACCGCTTGAAACATTCCCGGCGAACTTTAACAGGGCCTTTTTCAGCTGGGCAACAAACGTGCGCCCGTCCCCGGATACACTGTTGGGAATCTTTTGAATATCATCACTGGAAAATTTGTTGTCCGCCATGGTTCACATCACCCCTGTGGCTGATTGGCTGCCGTAACAGGCCCGTTGACCGCCGCAGCGATAGCCTGGTTGATTTCATTCAAAAGGGCTTTGTCCTGGCTAACATCAAGTGCCTGCTGATTCTGGCAATAGATAGCAGCCAGCTTGATGCATACCTGATTTAAGGCCAATTGGGAGAAAGGCATATCATCATCCAGTTCCACCCTTTTCGTATTGGCGAAATACCGGATGGTAACGGGCGGATCGTCCAGGGTTTTAATCGTGCTGCCGGTAATCTTGATAGGGAACTTCCCTGCTGTTCTGACAAATTCTTTTGGAAGTGCGGTTTCCGTTTCCGTCAGTGTTAAATCATTGAGGAACAAGGGGGAACCGGCACCCACAAGGAAAGAGGAAACGTATTGAATGGCCTCGTTCAGGTAGCTCAGGATTTCATTATCATCCAGCCCCACTTCATCGCGGTCGTTGATTTTGTCCCGGATCTGATTGATAGCCACATCCACTAACATGTTCATTGTTTCATTCGTCCTCCTTCCTTATCAGCACATAAACGGCATTTTGATTTTTACATTGGAGTATCTTCTCTCCGGAACAATGCTGCTTACAAGGCGGTTTACTTCGCTCATAAGAACGTCATTGTTGGGGTTCTGCTCCAGGATCATGGCTACAATCTTCACAATGCAGTCAAAGAAAATATCCGGGAGGTCAATGGCATCCGTTTCAATGTCCTCTATCTCGTTTAATTTGCCACGATACAGGAGGTCAAAGTCGCTTCTGGCATAGATTCTTCCGGCGAATACTCTATAGGTCCCAAAAGGAAGTTCGCCTTCCAGGGTAACAGGAGAAAGGTGGTATTTATCTTTTGCCCTTGCCACCCGGACTAACAGGATGAAATCGTCCGGCAGCTCTGCCCCTGTCTTTTCAAAGTCGTAGTGTTCCTTCTCCGGATCATCTGCACCCTTGTTTTCGTTGTATTCATCAACTTCCTTGTTCATCTCATCAACGCGGTATTCCTTGATTTTCTCCAGGAAATCGCTGTTGCTCAATGCGTAGGACTGATTTAAATATCGGATGGATTCATTAATGGCATTGAGCATATCATAGCCGGAATACTTGACTTCATCGTTGTCATTCAGCTTATACCGGACCTGACGGGATATTCTTTTTGCGGTAATACTCATATCTCTACACCCCTCTTTTAAAAGAACCGGCGTTCATGTTCCATACACAGCCGTGGGTTTTCCTTCGTCCATTTTCTGATCTGGGCAACGTATTTGGCTTCTTCTCCCACAGACCGGTAAAAGGTGGCAAGGCGTAAAGTCGGGTCCAGGGTCCACAGTTCCTGGGGAATAGCAAACATAATCTGCTTTTCATCGCTTTTCCCCTGATTGATGGTGTTGCCGACAATCTTGGAAATCTCTACAGCATCCAGGGCGTCCCGCAGGTCAACCTTATTGGTCAGTGCGACACCGCCTTTTCCATCGTTTAAATCCGTGAGTTTCTGCTCATAAATGGCCATTTTGTGAATCACTTCCGTTCCTTTTCATGGTTAATGCTAAAAAATAAAGCGTACACAATACGGGCTGTTCCACATTGTGTACGCTGCTTTTGTTTTAACCATGCACCAGCTTTCTCGGCCGGTGCATAGTCAATCATTGGAATAAGGTCAAATCTTGATATTGGTGATGGAACCGTGAGCCTGGGGCTGAGTGCATTTCAGGCCAATAGAGCCTTCAATGACAAATTCAGAATAGTTACCTTTCTTGGCAAGGCCGGTAACTTCATGCGTGCGGTCGAACCATTTCAGGGTCATATACTGAGTGTCGATAGCATCGATTCTATCATTCGGATAAAACAGGTGCGGGTGGGCGGTAACAATACCGAAGTCGCTTTCGTAGGTATCTGCTACCAGGTTCAGTTTCTTTTCTGCACCCTTCCGGATGTTGGTGGAGTTAGCCAGCAGCTGTTTGCTGAACCGTCTCTTGTTGATGGGGTTCATCCACAGGTCGCCAGGATGGGCACCGCGCAGCTGTGCTTTGTACAGCATGGAATCAATGTCATCCAGGGTGGATTCTGCTTTGCCGCCCAGGTCTACCACGTTGTTCCGTTCTACCTTCACATTGGTGCCTGCATCGGTGGGTTTAACCTGTTTGGAAGCAACTGCATCAATAGCGCCTTTCATGGTGCTGTAGATGTTGAAGGTGGTGGAGGACTTTACGTTCACATAGTAAGGAACGTCAGCTTTCAGTCCGGTAGGCAGGGTATCAGCCACAAAGAAGATGAAGTCGCCGGTGGACAGTTCATGATTTGCGGTGGTGGTGCACAGGCCGGAGGTAGCAACGTTTACTGCCAGTGCAGAGGAATTCAGGAAATAAGGAATACCGCCAGTTTCTGCCGGTACGGATGCCGTGCCTTTTACTCTGGCTTCATTGGTTACCAGGGCATATTCGATGTCTTTGGCATGAGCCAGGAAAGCGTTCTGTTTTTGACGGACGAATTCATCCTGTTCAGTGTAGATTTTTTCAGTTTTCCGCTGCATGTCGGATACCCAACCGGTGTTCTGGAAAATCTGGACGTTGTTGGACAGGCTTCTCAGACTGCCGACTTTTTCCGTCTTGTAATCTTCCTTTTCCAGATGGGCGTTCTTGATGGGTGGGCGCAGGGCCTCAGTGATCCAACTAAATTCAGGTTCCTTTGCATTTGCGTCTGCCGTCAGGCTGGACAGGAAAGGAGTCGTAGTCGGGTCAATGTTGGTAATAATCGGGGAGAAATCTTCCGCATTACCAAATGCTTCAAAGGTTAAGGACTGGGATTCGCTAGGACCGGGATCTCTAATTACTGCCATTGTAGTCACCTCGTAATAAAATTTTTATTATGAAAAAACCGCCCCGGAGGACGGCTGTTCCATCATTGGAATATGGATTTTCGATTTTCGGTTATGTCTAATTGTTATCTGCCGCTGAAATACTTTTGGAACCATGCCTGCTTCTGCTGGTAGTTCATGTTTCTCAGTTGCCGTGCATCGGGCCGTTCCCGTGCGTTGCTGTTGCCAGCTCCAGGAGTTTCTACGGCGGGCGGGCGGGAAACATGAGTCGGGACAGTTCCCACATTGGAAGCCTGGGCATAAAAAGCCTTCCGGGTATCTTCGTAATACTTCTGGAGAATTTCTGCACCTCTTCGAGTAATCTGTCCATGCTGCGCTCCATTGATAACCTGGGCAATCTCTTGCGCTTGTTCGTAGGGCATTTGCTTGTAGCGGGTAGCCAGCATCTTATCAATGGCACCAAAATTGGGTTCCGTCTGCTGGGCGTTCGCTACAAAGGACTTCACATCGTTAAAGATAGCTTCTCTTTCACTTTCTTTGTTCTGGGCCGCTCGCTGCTGTTCCATGATCCGTTCACGGGTCTGGTTCAGAATCATCCCTTGGGCGTTCTGGAGTGCCGCTTCATACATCTGGGCTTTATTGATAAGGTCCTTATCATCGGTGTATTCTGCTGCATCCAGTTCTTCTTCCGTGATGCCGATTTGCTCCATGGCCTGTTTCTTGGCCATTTGGTTCACACGGTCATAGAACTTTCTGTTGGCTTCGACAGCCGTCTGTTTGGCCACTTCTGCGGTATCTTCCGTGGGGACCTGGGCGTTTAAGGCTTCTTCAAACCGTTTCTGTTTGTAGGCTTTATACTGCGGCTTGTAGAGTTCCGGAATCCGGGATTCGTCCACTCTGCCCTCATGGAGGGCGTTGAGCAGTTCATTTTCCGTGTATTCCGGTTCCTTGGTAGTCTTTTTCAGGAATCCTTCTGTCAGCCCAGTATCAGCTTTATTGATGCCTTCCGGCTGCTTTGGGATATTGCCTGGAATGGCGTTGGGGTTGGCTGCTCCAGGTACATAAGCGGGCTGGTTCGGCTGCTGTGCGCCCTGGGACGTTGCCGGTGGTTTCACGTCAACAATGGTTCTTTTCCCGGTGGCCGGGTCAATTACCAGCTTGACACCTCCGGCGACAATTTCCCGCGGTGCATTATTGCTGCTACCTCCGGTTTCCGGCGCGCTCTGGGTAGGAGTTGTCGCTGCTTCCATAGAGGGAGCGGGGGCAGCAGCCTGTTCCGCTGCCGGTGCCTGCTGCGTGCTGACTCCAGAATTAGCTCCAAAATTGGTTTTTGCTGCCGGTTGGGGGGTGGGCGCTGTAACTGCGTTCTCCGCTGCTGCCGGTGCCGGGCCGGTAATAGTCGTTCCATCCATTCGTTATCTACCTCCATTTTCTTTCTGTGCTTCAATCGCCTGGATCGCTTTGTCCAGCTTGAATTGGTACAGCTTGCCTTTTTCAATGAGCTTATCCATATAGGCTTCCAGGTCCATAAGGATCCTGTATTTGGCTCTTGTCTCCATTAGGTCCTTGCTCGTATCTGCAAGGTCCTCCAATACTTCCTGCCGGGAGCGGACAAAGAAGGGCCGGAGAAGGTCTTTAATCTCTTTGGCCTTCTCAGCTTCCTTGATTCTGTCGTTGTACTCCTTGGCCAGTAGCCGCGGGTTGTTTCGTCTCGTCAAGACCTCCTCCCGCGTCAAAGGGGTTTTTCTTTCCCCATCTGCTGATATATCTAGCATCGTCCAGTCTCTCCTCCTGCATCACGTCACTGCTGTTCACGTCAATGTTCAGATACTTCTTCAGGGCCTGGATCTTGGCTTCCGGAGGAATGTCCTCATAGCTTACGCTCAGTTTTGGTGTGGATGCCTTGGCCAGTTCAAACTGTTCCTTAGCCTGTTCAACCGCAAGGGCCTGCTGTTGTGCCTGCGCCTGGGCCTGCTGAGCTTCTGCCTTCCGCTGCTGTGCTTCGGGACTGTCAGGATCAAGCAGGTAAGCATTGATATTTCGGATACCCATACTTTCCAGGAGTTTCTTGGCCGCCTCATACCAACTGTTTTCGGTTACGACTCCCATCTGCTGGAGTTGCGGGAAAAGCTGGTTAATCATTACCATGAGGTACTGAATCTGTGCTTCCCTCGTCCCGGCTCCCTGGCCTACATTGATAATCAGGTCATAGTCGATGTTCAAATCGTCCTTGGTAATGGAAATGTTCTGATCCGTCAGCCGGAATATCTGCTCATCGTCCATATACTTCTGATTGAGAAGGATAATGTACTTGAACATGGGAACCACGAAGGATTCCGCAAACACCCTGGCAATATGCCTCATGCGCTTATCGGCAGCACCCATGATGGACGTAATGCCGGTAGCCGTTTTGTTTAAGCTATTGGAATCCAGCCCTTGATTGTACCGCGTGCTACCGCTCTGGGACTCAATCTCATTCTGTGCATATTCAATGACCTGCATGGAAAGAGGACTGATAGAAAGCTGCTGCCCCGGCATGATTGCATCCGCGGGGCTGCCATTGGTGGGGATGATTTCATCGTTATCAATGAGTGCATCCATATCCACCTTGCTCATATCCACAAATGTACGCGGGCTGTTGTTCTTGGCTACGTTTGTAATGATCTGCCGGAAAATAGCTGTCTTTAGGTTCTGATGCTGTTCCAGCAGGTCAGAAAAGCCTTCATCTTCGTTGAATACGGTGTTGGGGCTGGGCTCTGCTTCTGCGATGAAGAAGGGAGCAAATTCCATTTCATTGGTGGAAATCCGGATAGGAGTATCTCCAATAGCATGGACTATCAGGTGTTCATAAATCCCGTCTCCATTGAAGTCAACGGACAGATAGCCTTCATACAGTTCAAATAGCTTAGAGGCGTTGTCTCCATCATTGATACGTCCCCCGGTGCTGCTGAGTTCCTTGTTCTTCAAGAGGTCATAGGTGGTGTACTTGGCATCTCCGTCAGCTTTTTCCAGGGCTTCATCAATGTTTTCGTACACACCTTCCCGCTCTTTCCGTTTGAGGTAATCCCCGGTTACCAGTTTCCTTTGTGCCTTGAATTTGGCATCCTGGAGGTTGGTAGAGTCCGGAGTGAACCGCAATTCGGACGGGCTCATGTATTGAACTACCGGATAGTTGCTCTTAACGATAATCTTGTCGAACGTCACAATGGACAGGTCCGGAGCATCCTTGACCGGCTTGATGGATTGAATCTCCACATGCCCGGCTTCGGCTTCCTCATTGAGTACAGCCATAATCTGATAATCGTCTGCACCAATGAGAATCTGATAGGTTTCTCTATCTTCTTCCCGCTTCCAGTACACCTTGGCCACACCATAGTTGATGGACAGGGCCTTTTCCATAATGTCAGCGATGAAAAGCGGGTAGCTGTTCTTTCGCTGGAGTTCATAGGTCAATAGCTGTTGAATCTTCTCTGCTGCCGGATCATCGTTTGCATTGACGCCTTTTACGTCTACAGGGTTTTCGCCACCGATAAAGGGTTCGCACAGACTAGGCAGCATCCATTTGACAGCCGTCTGAATGTCCCGGCTACAGAAGTTGGATGTTTCCGACAGGTGCGGAAAAAGCCGCCTGTAGTAGTCCTCCTTGGCCTGATACGCCTGCTCCCGTTCAATAATTTTCGGTTCAATGGTGGAGGTATAGTAGGCATTGGCATCGTTTCGGCAGCGGATGAACGCCTGCATGATCTTTTCAATCTCGGCCTTCTTCAAGGTCTTGAGACTGACTTCCTTCTTCTGGTCCTCGGTGCTGGTAGCAAACATTAGCAGCACATCAAGCGGGCTCGCCTGATGTTGCCCCGGCATGGGCCCCTGCCCCGGCATCATTTGTCCAGGCATCATTTGTGGTTGCTGAGGGGCTGCGCCTGGGATAGGCTGCTGCCCTCCTGGAGGCATCGTTGGCTGCCCCTGCTGCATCGGCGGTCCCTGCTGCTGTTGCATGGCTGCCTGGGCCATATTGAGCTGGTCAATAGGGTTTGGCATCGTTCAACCGCCTCCTTATACCGTCAGCTCACTAATGGTAACGGTGGCGCTTGCTGCCGCCACCAGGTACACCGCTTTTTCGTCTGCATAGCCGCACAGAGGAAAAACCGCGGTATCCCCGACTTTGATGGGAATCCCGGTGGAAGTGGCAACATCGTCACCACCCCAGAATACATCAGCCGTGCCGGAGTTGTACACCACCAGCACCGCACGTCCCTGCTGCTGATGAGAAATGAATTCGGGGCTGGCTGCTGCGGTTGCCTTGGTGCCTACGGTCAGGGTGCTGTTTTTCGCACGGGAAAATGCGTAAGGAATCGTCATGGTTTGGATCACTCTCCTTTACATGGAACCGAACTTCCGGATTCTGCCGGATTTTCGGAGGGAATTGAAACGGGTAAACTGCCCCGTTGACACAGGTGCCGCAAAGGTCAGCGCCAGTGCGTCACCGAAGTTTGGGGATTGAAGTCCCCTTTCCTTCATATCTTTCTTGCTCTCTAATTGAAATCTGCCGGAATTGTTGATGAAGGCTTCCGGCCCGATTAGGTCATTGTAGATGTCTTGGCTCTCGATGGCGCCGCCCTCATGCACCCATTGTTTGAGCTTGCTCCACATCTCAGCCCTTTTATTGAGGTAATAGGTGTCGTCCGGCTTTTCGGCAAAAGAAACCAGCGTGAACCGCTCTCCCCATCCCAGATGCTTGATGCAGCTGTAAATGCCGGTGCCGTATCCCATATCTATGAATCCATGGGCCATGCTGTGTTCTTGGGCCAGTGCTACGATTTTTCCGGCTGTCCGGAAATCATCGTCATTCTTGGGCATGGTGAAAAGGACCTTGGACCAGTTTCCCTGCCGCATGGAGCATACGAGCAAGTCGTCGCCTTCCCATGCCGGGTCAATCCCGAAGATGACCGGAAGGTCTTTGAAGGCTTCCGGATCCATCGCCTTGTATCGGTCCAGTGCCCCCTGGGCATCCTCAACAGAAATAAGCTGCGCATCACCCATCTGCGGGAACTGGCCTTTTACCCGAACACGGATAATATCGGTATCTTCTCCATACTGCTCTATCCACCGCTGTAACTGGGCCTTGTTGGAAATGGCTACATCCCGGCTGTCTATCTGCCGGGTATGCCAAATGCTCCGGAACTTATGGAAGCAATCATAAAACCGTCCGGAGTTCCGGGTTGGGTTGCCGAAGGCCGTCCATATGATTTCCGTCTTGGAGTCGGTCAGCGCGCCTTCAACGACTTCCCAGATGGCCGAATCTATAGCTGAGGCTTCATCAAATATGACCAGGATCCTTTTTCCCTGGTTGTGCAGCCCTGCAAACGCTTCGGGGTTTTGGGCTGACCATGGCAGCGCGTCCATACGCCAGGTCTTTTCGTGCTCCGGGTCCACGCTAAAGAATGAAGTCGCCGTGTACGTGAACAGGGGCCTAGTAATGGATAGTCGGTGCCACTTGGCCAGCTCCGGCCAGGTCTTAGAAAGGAGCTGGTTCTGCGTATTGGCCGTCACAACGCCCTTGCAGTCCTCGAACGTGCTCATCGCCCAGATGATAAGCCAGCACACCAGCGCCGACTTACCAATGCCGTGCCCGGAAGCCACCGCCTCCTGGATCACCTGCTGCGGGCTTTTGAGTCCCTTGCCTACATCATCCAATAGGCTGAGCTGCCAGGGGTCCGGCTGCTGGTCTGCCAGCGGTCCCGGTTCCCCCCACGGGAAAGCGGCCCATACAAAGCCCGCCGGATCATGCGTGAAACCTGCGGCGAACTCTGCTAGCTGTGTCATTTGCTGAGAGCTCAGAGAATCGCCGCCACCTTTTGACTGTCTCACGGGGCATCACGCTCCCCCTTGGCTGCGCGTCTGCGTGCCTTGCTGAGTGCGTCCGCAAAGCTGCTGTCTGCTTTGACCTCCAAAGAATCGGTCAGCAGTTTATGATGCTTGGCCATGTCCTCAGCTGCCTTGATGCGATCAGAAAGTGCCGGATCCAGCCCGAACTGGTCCTTAACCTCTCCCCGGAAGGTAGCACTGAGGAACCCCAGCACTTCCTCCGGGTCAGCAATAGTAGGATTCATTCCCAGGCCAATCTGTACTCCCTTCATAAAAACCTGTCCGATTTCGGTAGAAAGGAACGCTTCTCGGAGGGCTGCTGCTCGCTTACAGTCGTTTCGGTCATAATGATCCTCATCAATGCCGTATGCCTTCCGGTAGGCGGCTGTGCGGCTCTTCTCGAAGATTGATCCGGCCAGGAATTGGAAGTCAGCTTCCGTTTCCGGCGGCTGCGGCTGCTTTCCGCTTCTTCCTTTCTTCTTTCCGGCGTCTGTTTTCTCGCTGGATGAAATCATCTGGATCACCTCCTTCCCTATCAATGAAGTTCCAGAACTCCACCAGCTTTAGCAGCACCTGGAGCTCTTTCGTCCCCTGGTAGAGATTCATCTTGCTCCGGGTGGGAGGGAAGTAAAGGTCCAGGGAACGCACCTTAATGATGCAGTCATTCTGCACGCTCCAGCACTGCCTGGTGCTGTACAGAACGATGATGCCATGCTTGTATCTCAGGCCGTTGCACAGCTTGAAGATTGTCTGACGTATGCTTTTCTTCATCCCCTATCACCTACCCTTCCCATATGGGAAAACCGCTCAGAACGCCTCCAAATTTCGTTTCTGAGCGGTTTTTAGTCGTTACCATTATAGCTAGCACCTGCATTTTCGAAGCCAGGAACATCAATTCCGGATTCCTCCGGATCCCGATGAGCTTCGGCAAACTTCCGCTTTACCCAGGTTGGAAGAACCGGATCAAGCTGGTCCTGGAACAGTGTGTACAGCTCGTATGTCAGCCATTTTCCGCGGATGTAGTAAAGGGGGTTAAGGTAGTAGGCGATGTTTTTTTTATCTCCCACTTTGATGGTCCCTTTGGCCATAACTCCGGCCCGGATCATCCTGGTCACGAACCGGGACGCCGATGCGTAGGCAATGTCCAGATAGTCAGCGATATGGCCAATGTGCATACTAAGATTGCTATGATCGCTCCGATAGACCAAACGGTTTGTGCCGTTCTCCAGCCTGTCGATGAGCAGATAGAGTCTGTATGCGTCTTTCGATTTGATTTCACTCGGTAACTTGATGCCCGTGAATACGCGTACAAAATGTGCCTGAGGCTTGAAAAGATACCCTTGCTTTCTCCGAAAATTGGAAAACCATTTCTTTCTTTGCCCGGAGGCGATAACTTCTCCAGTCGCCTGGTCAATCTCTCTAATCTCCAGGACTGTTTCTCGCTTCATGTTACAAGATCACCTCCTTATTTTTTAAAATTGTAATTGGTCTAAAACTGTCATATATGGCCGTTTTTTATGACGAAAATGGTCAACTTTTTAAAATGTCTTTAATGCTAGGCAGCATCAGCCTCCAGGCCCGGTTTTGGTCCTGTTTTCTGGTTGAGAGTCATATACTTATATTTATACCCTCGACCAAATCCCGGCTGGGCCTGTCTTTTTCCAGGTCACTTCAGTTCAAAAGAAACAGCCCATGCGGAAATAAGATCCGTGATGGGCTGCTTTTTTATGCCTATTTTCCTTTCAATCAAAGAGATGCCCAAGGTGAAAGGAGGTTTTCACAAAAAATACCCTGGGCACCATGAGGGGCAACGCCTGGATAGATCCGCTCAGCAGTCTTGGCAACAAAAAAGGAGCTTAGCAGCTCCCTATCAGCATATGCGGTTAAATCCGTCCACGGCGTTTAACTCATTTTAATCACATATAAAAGAATCTGTCAAATCTATTCCAGGAATGGTATAAAAGTAGCCAAAGTTTTATAAAAAGTTCTTGCACTAGCACGCAATGCGTTCTATAATATAATCAAGAAGAGGGGAGAAGAAAAGAAATCAAGAACCCCCCAAAAAAGAAAAGGAGCTGGGAAAACACGATCCTCGATTCCGTGGACGTTGTGAAAGATGG